GCAAAGAGCGCGGCAGACGACGCTTATGATGAGGCTTCTGCTGCATGGTCGAGAGCAAATAAGGCCTATCAGGATCGGTGCACTGACCAGAATGTATTTGATGTGCTCACCTCAGGTGGTACGAAGTTCGGTATTTTCAGCGACTCGTACAGCGGACGGCTTTACATCAATGCCGATTATATTCGTTCTGGCACCATCAATGCCGATTATATCGACCTGTCGTGTGATTATGGTGGATTCTGCAAAGGGCATGGCTCTGACGGTCAGCATACGACCTACGGTGCGATGATGTATGGTTCTAACGGTCCTGGTTGGGAGCCTTATATTATTGTTACCAATGCCGGCGCCCGTATCTCCGGAACCGGAGCAGACCTTGTCGTTTCCGGCGGCATCACCATGAGTGAAGAGCCAAGTTACGGTTCCGACTTAAGGATCAAGAACAGCATCGACTATGATCTTGCCTCTTATGAGGCGTTCTTCCTTGCGCTGAAGCCGTCCACCTTCAAGTACAACAAAGGTACTTCCGGGCGGAAACATTTCGGCTTTATCGCCCAGGATGTAGAACAGGCAATGCTTGACACCGGACTGACGTCAGATCAACTTGCGGCACTTGTCAAAGATCCTGTCAAAGAGATCCTTTCGGATGGCATCACGGACTACCGTTACAGCATCCGATACGGCGAACTTATTGCGCTCAATACGCACATGATCCAGAAACTCTATCAAATGGTCGAAGAACTGCTTCAGCAAAAGGAGGGATAATGTTGAAGAAACAGCTTAAAAATTCAGAAATGGTCGTGATGGTCCAGAACCTGCGGCCGCTTCTTCAGCTCCGCAACAAGATCGGCTATATCGCCGCGAGGAACTTCCGGATGCTTTCTACTGCTTTGACCGAGTACGAAGCATTCAAACACGACCTCATCAACAAATACGGAGAGCCTGACAAGGATGAAAGTGGCAACGAGACCGGAACCATTTCCATCAAGGTGGGCTCTCCTAATTTTAAGGCCTTCTGCGACGAGCTTGCTCCGTTCAACGAGATGGAGCATGAGGTCGAGCTGATGACCGCCAAGTATGAAGATACGATCGGCTGTCTGAGCGGCGAGGAGATCCTGCTGCTTGACTGGATGCTGGAGGACTAAGGAAGGAGTGATTTAGATGGCTGATATCAGCAGCTTTCTGAAAAAAATCCTCAGCGCCATTTATGGCGAAGAGGTTCGCGGCTCCATCCATGATGCTTTGGCGGCGATGAACACGGAGTCCAGCAGCGCGATGGAGTTTGCCTCCACAGCCAAGGATTCTGCACAGGCAAATGCCGCGGCTGCCAAGAAGTCCGCAGAAGATGCCGAGAAAAAGGCGACAAGCGCCTCAGAATCCGCTGCGGCGGCTGCACTCTCCGAGGGAAGCATCAAGACTTCTGAGGAAAATGTCAACAAGCAGGCCGCAGACGCAAAAGAAGCTGCCGCTGGTGCTAAGGCATCTGAGACAGAGGCGAAGAACTCGGAAGAGATCACCAAACAGAAGGCACAGGAGGCCACGGACGCCAAGACAGCGGCGATGCTTGCCGAGGGAGAGGTCAAGGCCGCCGAGGAGCGCGTGAGAACCATTCGCTCAGAGGCTGAGACACTGGGCGCACAGGCTACTGCTGACCGCAACGCAGCGGAAGAGGCTCGCACTGCTGCGGAAGCTGCAAGAGATGCGGCGTCGAACAGTCAAAATGGAGCAAAAGCATCGGAAAATGCCGCTGCTGCATCGAAGACGGACGCTGAAGCCGCTAAAACGGCTGCTGTGGACGCCCGTGACAAGGCGCAGACCGCTAAAACGGCCGCCGAGAACGCGCGGGAGTCCGCCGAGAACTCTGAGGCAAACGCCAAGACTTACAAGGAGTCTGCCGCAGAGAGCGCCGCGACAGCACAGCAGTACAGCGGCAAGCCGCCTAAGCCGGAGAACGGTACCTGGTGGATCTGGGACGCTGAGAAGGGCACCTATGTGAACACCAACATCAGTTGCGAGCTTACCGGCCCGACCGGCAACGGTATCCAGAGCATTCAGTTGACGCAGGGCAATCATACGCCAGGCTCGACTGATATTTACACCGTTACGATGACAGACGGAAGCAAGTACAACATCGCCGTCTACAACGGTCTGAACGGAACGGGTACGGGCGATGTGCTCGGCATCCATTTCGATCTGGTGCTTCCGGCCTCCGGATGGTCGAACGGTTCCATCACTGTGGCGGAGAGCCGCCTTGTGGCCGCTGCCAAGTACAAATACCTCATTGATGCATATGAAGCCAGCCGTGAAGAGTACCTCGAATGCAATGTGCGTCCGAAAGACATCTCCACGACCGGCTTCATCACATTTGTGAACGATACCGACCCGATCAAAGACATCACGGTGAACATCGTGCGTCTTGAACTGTCGGTCAATGCCGAAGAAGGAGGCGAATGATTTGAAAATCGCGATCAAAAGCTGCTTCACCACGCTGGTGGAGGACACCACGCTGATCCAGAACGCAGCGACGCCTTATCCGGTCGAATTCGCCTTCAGCAAGGATTGGGACGGGTTCGCAAAGACTGCGCTCTTTGAGGCAGGCGGTGTCAGCATGGCTGTGGTGCTGAGCGAAGACAAGTGTGACATTCCGGGCGAATGCCTGAAGAAAGGCGGTATCCCGCTGAAGATCGCCGTTTATGGCGTCAAGGGCGAGGAACGGAAGTCGACGGGCTGGCATGTGACCAGCAAGATCCTCTTTCCGGCCAATATCAGCGTTGGCACAGGCGGCTCCGGAGACCCGATGGGTGATGAAGCCTACAAGCAGATCATGGGAATCATCGGAGACCCATCGACGGCGGGTTTTGGCAACAAGACGCTGACCGAGGTTATCGTTGAGATCCAGAGAAGCATTTCCGGAACGGCCTCGGATAAAGAGGTCGACGATATGCTGAACGACGCCTTTGCTTCGAGCGACCCGGGCGGAAGCACACCCGACAACACCGCTTCTGACAAAGAAGTGGATGACCTACTCAATGATGTTTTCGGCGAACAGCCGTGAACAAATATATTTAAGGGGGACATGCAATATGTCTACTACCAAGCACACTACTATTGAACAGCTCAAGAAACTGGCGCTGCGCACAAAGAGCGAGATCGGCCTTGTCGACGCTAAGGTTGCCGGCCTGACCACTAAGGTCAATGACCTGGTGACTGCCGGCGGCGAGCCTAACAAGCTGGAAGGCATCAAGGTCAACGGCACTCTGCTGGCCCTGACCGATAAGATCGCCGACATCCTCATCGCTGAGGGCAAGACCAACGGCACCGTCTCCGCCAACGGCGTTGATATTCCCGTTCATGGTCTGGCAGCTCTGGCCTACAAGTCCGAGGTCGCCGAGGGCGATCTGGCTGCCGCTCTGAAGGCCATCATCGACGCCAAGGCGAAGCAGGCTGACCTGGATACTCTGACCGGCAACGGCGAAGGCTCCATCAGCAAGATGATCGACGCGGCTATCAACAAGTTCGCCACCGATGTGACCGATGACAATGTGGTCAACAGCTACAAGGAGCTGATCGACTGGGTTGCCAAGCACGGCCCTGAGGCGACCAAGATGGCAGGCGGCATCAGCGAGAACAAGACCGCTATCGCCGACCTGAAGACTCTTGTCGGCACGCTGCCCGAGGGTGCGACCTCTACCACCGTTGTCGCCTACATCACCGAGGCGATCAATGCTCTGAGCATCGGCGATTACGCCAAGACGACTGAGGTGACTGCCGCGATCAACACCGCCCTGGAGTCTTACTACACCAAGACCCAGGTCGACGAAACCTTTGTCAAGAAGACTGACATCGTGATGGCTACCGACGCGGAAGTCGACGCCATGCTGACCGAGGTCTTCGGCGCACAGGCTACCGTCTGATCCAGCATATGCGAGCGGGGGATGGGGGTTTCCTGTCCCCCGTTCCACCTTTTGAAAGGAAGGTAACAACACATGGCAGAGCATAAGCTTTCCACATTTGACCAGCTCAAAAAGCTGGCACTTGCGGGGAAGAAGGATTCCGCCAAGCAGGTAGCTGAATTGGCGGAGCTTGTTGCCGCCGGACTGGAGGATCTCCAGCATATCGGCATCTCTGTTACTCTGCCGGCCGCGAATTGGAGCGGCGGAGCGCAGACTGTTGCACATGCTTCCCTCTTAGCTGACAGCAACTATATTTATCTTGTAGGCGCAGACGCCGGTACCCGTAATGTGTACGACAGTTATGGCGTGAGCGCAGGCAATGTAACTACGAGCGGGCAGATGACTTTCCGGTGCGATATGACGCCGACCGTTGACTTGTCCGTCTTTATCATTCGACTGGAGGTCGGAACAGATGAGTAATGTTGGCAAGGTATTCAACCTTTCCGGCGGCGGTGGCAGCGGCTCTCCGAAGATGGAAAGTCTGACTATCGCCACCCCGCCCAACAAGACGGTCTATAAGTCCGGTGAAACTTTCGACCCCACCGGCATGGTCGTTGTGGCAAACTACGGCGAAGGTCTGATGGCAAATGTGACGGGCTATACCGTCTCTCCCTCCGTTCTTACGGACGGGGTGAGCGAAGTTGTCATCACCTACACCGAGGGTCGCATCACGAAGACCGCGACGGTTGCCGTGACGGTGGAAAAGGTGCTTGTCAGCATCGCCATCACCACACAGCCGACCAAGACGGTCTACCAGTATCAGGAGAGCCTTGACCCGACGGGCATGGTCGTGACCGCGACCTTCTCGGACGGGAGCACGGCGGCTGTACTGGATTACACCTATCCGACGACGAACTTCTCTACGCTGGGGCGTCAGGTCATGAAGCTTGAATACACCTACGAAGGTGTGACGAAGAGCACCGACCTTGTCGTTACGGTGCGGGGCAAAACCATTGCCGTTCCGACGCAGACGAACATCCCGACCTACAACGGTTCAGACAAGACGCCGAGCTGGAACGGCTACGATCCACTCAAAATGGAGATCTCCGGCGTGACGAGTGCCTCTGACGCAGGCAGTTACACGGCGATCTTCAAGCTGTCCTACGGCTATCTGTTCCCGGACGGCACGGATGAAGCCCGCGTAAAGTGGACGATCGACCGCGCTGTCATCTCGGTTCTGCCGACGCAGACGGGAACGCTTGTTGCCGACGGCACGAGCAAGACGCCGAGCTGGAATGGCTATGACACGGAGAAGATGACCATTGGCGGCGATACCTCCGGTACGGCTGCCGGTGAGTACACGGCGACCTTTACGCCGACTTCCAACTACAAGTGGTCTGATGGCAGCACAGGCGCCAAGGAAGTGAAGTGGACGATCATCTCGGTGCTCGTTTCCATTCCTTCGCAGAGCGGTACGCTGACCTACAACGGCAGCGCTCAGACGCCGAAGTGGCAGAATTTCGACAATGAGAACTCCTCTGTGAGCGTATCTGCCAAGACGAATGCCGGCGAGTACACGGCGACCTTTACCTTGAAGAAAGGTATGTGGACGGACGGTACGACCGCGGCCAAGACCATCAAGTGGACCATCGGCAGAGCCACCATTGCGGCGGTCCCCGCCCAGAGCGGCACGCTTGTCTATGACGGCAACCCGAAGACTCCTTCGTGGAATACCGCCTATGACTCGGCAAAGATGACCGTTTCCGTGACGGCCGCTACCAACGCAGGCACTTACAGCGCCACCTTTACGCCGACTTCCAACTACAAGTGGTCCGACGGCAGCACCGGAGGCAAAACGGCATCGTGGACGATCGGCAAGGCCGCGAACAGCGTGACCAATTCGCCGAGCTCCATCGTGCTGAAGAGCAGCGCTAAGACCGCAACCTTTACGGTGAACCGCAAGGGCAACGGTACGATCACGGCTACCTCGAACAACACGAGCGTCGCAAAGATCAAGTCCATCAATCAAAGCACCGGCGTTGTGACCGTGGAAAGCGTGAACGACACGACCGGTACGGCCAAGATTACGGTCAAGGTCGCCGAGGGCACGAACTACAAGGCGGCTTCTGATACGACGGTCAATGTGACGGCCACTTTCGTCACGATCTACGGCGTTGAGTGGGACTGGACGAGCAGCGGCCAGACCAAGGGCACGCGCACGGACGCGGCGGCAAGCTTCGGCGACCCGTCTCCGGCGGTGAACAACGGCAGCGGTTCTTCTCCCTTTGACAACCTGATGCCGTGGTCTGGCATGGTTAAGGAGACCCGCAGCGGCGGCGTTGAGGTCAAGGAGCCGAAGTATTGGTTCAAGTGGACGAAGACCGGCAAGAAGCTGAAGCTCCAGATCGCGGACGGTTATGTGGAGGGCTTCTCCGTTGACCCTGTAAACAGGGACCGCGGGGACGGCCTTGGCGAGCTGGATTTCTCCTACATCGGCCGCTACCACTGCGCCAGCGGCTACAAGTCCACCACGGGAGCCGCACAGCAGGTAAACATCACGAGAAGCCAGGCGCGCAGCGGTATTCATAACCTCGGCGCTAACTTCTGGCAGATGGACTTTGCCCAGTTCTGGTATGTGAACATGCTGTTCCTCGTGGAGTTTGCCGACTGGAATGGCGAGCGCATCGGCAGAGGCTGCTCTACGAGCAATTCCAAGATGAACAATGGTCAGACTGACGCGATGGGTTACCACACCGGTACGACCGCGGCAAGCCGCGACAGCTACGGCTTCACGCAGTATCGCAACATCGAAGGCTGGTGGGACAATGTTTATGACTGGATGGATGGCTGCTATTACAACAGCAACGGCCTGAATGTTATCACAAATCCCAACAACTTCAGCGACAACGCGAACGGTACGCCGGTCGGTACACCCTCTTCGGGCTATCCGTCTGACTTCACCATTCCGACAGCAAGCGGTCTTGAATGGGCTCTGTTCCCGAGCGCGGCAAACGGCAGTCAAACGACCTATGTCCCGGATTACTGGAACTTCAACGGTAGTAGCCCGTGCCTGTACCATGGCGGTAGCTATGGCCAGAGCCAGAATCACGGTCCGTTCTGCGTCTACTACTACAGTACGTCGGACTCGAGCGGCAGCATCGGCTGTCGCCTCCAGGAACGCCCGCCAAAGGCGGCGTGACTGTTCCCCTGAAGAGGTAGGGGTGCAGGGGTGAGGGGGCCGCAGCCCCTTCCCCTTGCATTTCACTGATATTTTTAAGAAAACAATAATTTTACATTGGGGTCAACTGTGCAGCAGACGATGGTCCCGGATAACTGGAACTTCAACGGTAGTAACCCGTGCCTGCACCATGGCGGTAACTATAACCAGAACCAGAATCACGGTCCGTTCTACGTCAACTACAACAGAACGTCGAACTCGAACGACAACATCGGCTGTCGCATCCTTGCTAAGCCACAGGCTAACCCTCCATTTGGTAGTCAGGGTCCCTCACCCTTTCTATATCGCACGGTTGACCGCACAGCACTTGCTGAAGAAAAGCCGACAGGACACAGCTTAGTACACTTCGGGCCAGGTCTCGCCTTGGAACACCCCGCGGCGCTGGAACGGTTGTGAGGCTACAAGGAGGAAAAACATCCCTGATGAAACGAGTTCGAGTTTACAAAGAGATCATATCGGACGAAAACCTTCGTCTGGCAATTCGGGAAGTGAACGCCGGCCATCGGCGAAACGGCAATCACAGCCTGAACAAAAAGGTCATTGAGATCGAAAATAATATGGATGAATATGTGGAGAAGCTCCGAGCATTCATCCAAGGTCTGGTCGACGGAGACGAGCACATGCACCCTCCCATTAAGCGACGGCGCTGGGACCGCAACGCAGACAGCGGTAAAGGCAAATGGAGAGACATCAACGAGCCGCTTCTGTGGCCGGACCAATATGTTCACCACGCTGTTGTGCAGCCGATGATCCCGCACATTATGCGGAGCATGGACCGGTACTGCATCGCAAGCGTCCCCGGCCGAGGGAACTCCTACGGCGTCAAGGCATTGAAGAAGTGGATGAAGAACGATGTAAATGGCACGAAGTATTGCTGCGAGTGCGACATCTACCACTGCTTTGAGGAGCTTGACCCGCCGTATGTCATCGAAGCCTTGAAGCGGGTGTTCAAGGACACAGAAACGCTCTGGCTGTGCGACGCCATTATGGAATACGGAGTCCTCATCGGCGCATTCTTCTCCGCATGGTTTCTCCATTTGACACTCCAGCCCTTAGATCTGATGATCCATCAAAAGCAGTATGGCGTATCACACTATGTACGGCAGATGGACAACTTCACTATCTTCGGCTCCAACAAGCGAAAGCTGAGGAAGCTGCTGGAGGATATCAAGAAGTGGCTTGCCGAGATTGGAATGAAGATCAAAGGTAACTGGCAGATCTTCCGCGTCGGATTTACGCCCAAGGTCGAGAGAGCGCATCAGGCTTTGCCGAAGAAAAAGCAGCGGCACCGCCGTCCTCGTTTGCCATCGGCTCTTGGATACCGATTCGGACACGGTTACACGATCTTGCGAAAGCACAATCTATTCCGGCTCAAGCAATCGCTTCATCTTTACTACTACCGGCGAGACAGGAACCGCGTCATCTCATTCAAGAGGGCTTCGGGGCTGATCTCACGGCTCGGACAGCTTCGCAAATGCAATCATCAGCAGGTTTTAGACAGGCATTATCAGCCCAAGACGATGTTTGCATTGAAGAAGGTCGTCCGAAAGGAGTGCAGAAGACTTCAGGCATTATATCCGCCATACCAGGCGGCATAAAAAGGAGTGATTTTCATGAAAGTACAGGGAATGGTCAACCCCGGCAGCTTTACTGTGGAAGAGATCCCCGGTACCAAACGAAGTCTTGTCCGTCTCTACCAGAATGTGGAGGCGTGCAAGATCGCTAAGGATGCCGAGGACAAGGAAGGCCTTGACGGGTTCCAGTATGACGAATACTGCGTTGAGGTCGAGAGTTGGCCCGGACTTGCTGCCAGCGTGCGGGAGAACTACGACACCTACCTTGCAAAGGGTAAGGACAACGAGATCGACCGCAGTAACGATGCGTTGTTCCGCGCTCAGAAAAACACAGACTCCATCGTCCAGGATACGGACGCGATGAGCGTGGATCACGAATACCGACTGACCCTGCTTGAGCTGGGTCTCTCGGAATAATTGAGAAAGGAGGAAAACGACTATGCTGTATCGCACTTTGAAGCGCATGATCGAGCGCGGCCAGACCAACGGCCTTGAGGAAAAGATCGACATTTTCTTCGCAGCCGGCAAGCTGACCGAAAGCGAGTATCAGGAGCTCATCGCCATGCTCAAGGCAGAATGAACGCACCGGAGGATTGAGATGTGACTATTCAAGAAATTTTAGCCGGCGGGGGCGGTCTGCTCCTGATCCTTATGACCCTGGTGCAAATCGCCCCCGTCAAAATCAACCCCTGGTCGGCACTCGCCAAAGCCATTGGCAAGGCGATAAATGCTGACATTTCAAAACGCCTCGACGAGATCGAGAAAAAGCTGGACTCACATATCAAAACGGATGATCAAGGCCGGGCCGATGATTTGCGGGCGGCGATACTCCGCTTTAACAATGAGCTGCTTCGTCCGATCCGTCATACGAAGGAAGAATTCATAGAGGTACTTGGGTATATCGACAAGTACGAGCATTATTGCGAAAAGCATCCGGAGTATCCAAACAGCCGCGCGGAAATCGCCATTGAGAACATTCGAGAGGTGTATAAGGTCCGGCTGAAGAAACGAGACTTCCTTCAGGACGAGGATGAGAAGGAGGTGGCGGCGCTGTGAGCAAGTGGGATATCGGCCTTTCCGAGAAAATGAAAGCCTGCAAAGAAGCAGAACCGTTTACTGATATTTTGGAGGGGGATGGGGGTGTTCCTGAAAAGGACCCCCCGTCTTCTTCTAAAACAGGGTTCAAGGTCACCACGATGAAAATTATCGTGTGGGTCTGTATCCTCAATGGCCTTGCTTGGGTATGGTGCAGTTATATCCTTGCATTGCTCGGACGGGAGCAGATCGCAGAGGCCTTGTCGCAGGTCGCGCTCAAGGAGATCATTGGCGTGGTGCTGATCTACGGTCTCAAGGCGCTGTTTGAAAACCTGAGCAAGAACAACTCATGGCCTGACAAGGGAAACTCTACTCCGCCCGAAGACGGGGCGGGATAACAGGAGGAAAAGAATATGGAGAGTGTACTGAACTGGTCTGTCATCATCAGCATCATTGGCGTGCTGGTGGTGCTGACGAACATTGTGGTACAGGTGCTCAAGAAAGTAACCTGGGACAAGCTGCCGACGAATGCTCTGGCGATGATCGTTTCGCTGGTGCTGACGCTCGGCGCTTTCTTTGCATATTGTTCCATCAAGGGGATCGCTGTGGTGTGGTATATGGTGTTTGCCGCGGTGGTCCTCGCGTTCATGGTGGCTTATGCGGCAATGTTCGGATTTGACAAGCTGAAAGAGGCGCTGAGCCAGATCCATAAGTAGTGATTAGAGGTCGAAAAAGGTGTAGGAGAGCCGGTTATTTCTTGACTACTCCTACACCTATGGCCTAAAAGTGGCGTGGGGACTGGATTGGATGCTTCTATAGTAGAAACATCTTTTCGGATTGCTCACTGCTAAGTGCTGTTATTTC